ACTGCCCTCGAAGAATGTTGATGGTGTGCGCCGCGTGTATGAAATCACGGCGTACTTGCGCCTGACTGAAGACGAGCGGACTGAAGGCTCGCGGGCACCGTACATCCTGATGGTTGACGAGGCCACGGAGAAGGTCCTGGGCCTGTATCGGAACTGGGCCGCGAACGACGAAAAGATGACCAAGCTCGACTGGATCGTCGAGTACAAGTTCATTCCTTGGCGAGGTGCATATGCTATCGGCTTGCCTCATCTCATTGGTGGTCTTTCTGCCGCTCTCACTGGCGCCCTTCGTGCTCTCCTGGATGCAGCACACATTAGCAACAGCCAGACAATGCTCAAGCTCAAGGGTGGACGCATTTCTGGACAATCTGATCGAATCGAGCCTACCCAAGTACTAGAGATTGAGGGCGCTCCTGGTGTTGATGACGTGCGCAAGTTGGCGATGCCGCTGCCGTTCAATCCGCCTTCGAGCGTGCTGTTCAACCTCCTGGGGTGGCTGACTGATGCGGCCAAGGGCGTTGTCACGACGGCCGAAGAGAAGATCAGCGACGCCAACGCGAACACGCCGGTGGGCACGACCCAGGCACTGATCGAGCAAGGCGCGAAGGTGTTTTCGAGCATCCATGCTCGCCTGCACCGCAGCCAAGCCAAGTCGCTCAAGATCCTGTCGCGCATCAACCACTGGTACCTCGAAGACATGGACAACGAGTCCGGCTCCGAGATTGAGGTACGCGACTTTGCTTCCAACAACGATGTGCGGCCGGTCTCCGACCCGAACATCTTCTCTGAAACGCAGCGTCTTGCCCAGGCACAAGCCGTGCTCCAGATGGCAAGTTCTGCGCCCCAGTTGTACGATTTGCGGGCTGCCCACCGACGTGTTCTGAAGCAGCTAAAAGTTCCTGCCATCAATGAGATTTTGCCCGATCCAGAAGGTATCAAAGAGGCCAACCCGGCCCTGGAGAACGTAGCAATGTCCATGGGCCGTCCCGCGGCGGCTTTCCCTGATCAGGACCACTTGGCACACCTCAAGGTTCACTTGTCGTATGCAAAGGACCCCAATTACGGGGGCAGCCCGCTCATCGGTCCGGCATTCACGCCGCATGTCCTGGAGCACATCAAGCAACACTTGACGCTGCATTATTTGCAGTCGATGCGCCAGTATGTGGCGCAAGCTGCCGGTGGTGAAGACTCGATGCGCTTGAACCAGGAGAAGCCCCTGTCGCAAGAGGATCAGCAGGCCCTGGCGCTTGCATCCATGATGGTGTCAGAGGACTCGCAGATGGTCTTCCAAGAAGATCAGCCGCAGATCCTCGAACTGGTGAAGAAGGTGCAGCAGGCACAGCAGGCCGCGGCACAGCAGGCCGCCAACGCGGATCCGACGGCCCAGGCCCTGATCAAGACGCAGATGGCGGAGACGCAGCGTAAGGCGCAGGAGTTCCAGACGCGCATGCAGGCCGAGGTCCAGAAGCAAGAGCAGCAGTTCAAGCTCCAGGTGGCCGAGTTGCAGCGCAAGGTTCAGGAACTGCAAGCCAAGTACGAGACGCAATCGACGGTCGATGCGCAGCGCAACGCCACCAACATCGCTACGGCCGCGCTCAACAACACCTCGCGTGAGCGTGTTGCCATGATCAACGCCGGCGCGCAGCAGGACGTTCTGTCGCAGCAGTTGGACCACGAGCAGGATATGTCCGCGCTCCAGGCCCTCCAGGCGGCAGAGCAGGACATTCGGCAGCATGGCATCCGTACGGAGCAGGCTGTGATGAAGGAGCAAGCCGATATGGTGCGATCGGCCATCGAGACGGAAAGGCAAGCTGCCTTGGCCGATCAACAGCACCAACAGGCTATGGTCCAACAGGCCACACCCCAACCACAACCCCAACCCCCCACAGGAGAAATCTAATGGCTGACGAAAATCTCAAGGGCTTCCGCCAAACCTACCAAGAGACTGGCAAGCTGTCGAGCGGTGGCGGTCCCGCCGCCAAGATCGATTCCGGCGCGTCCGGCTCGCATCGTGACAATAACTGGAAGAAGGGCGCCGCTCAATCCAAGCTGCGTCTGGCCGGCAAGATTGGCCCCTTCAACAATCTGCGCGGCACGTCCGGATCGCTGTATTAAAAAATTTCCGCCCCGGTGGGGCGGAAGTGAGCGATTACTTGCATTTGTACATTTATGAGAGATGTAGTCTCTGAAATTTTGCGTCGTGTAAATGACGCTAAGAAGATACTAGAAGCGACCGTGGCATCTGGTACCGGCGTCGATACTTTCGATAAGTATCAGCGTCTGGTGGGAAAAACGCAAGGTCTCGACCAAGCGTTAATGATTATCAACGATATTCTGACGGAGAATGACGAAGAGGCTGTATAGCCGGAGGTAATGCCGTATGGCATATGACTTGTCCAAGAAGGAAGAACCGGATCTGCGATCGGAAGCGGAATGCTTCCCTGAAGTTGACCCGGGCATTGATGTAGCAGGCGATCGAGTACTGGTGCAACTGCGCCGGGAAAAGGTTGCAAGCAAAGGCGGAATTATCCTGGTGCAAGAAACCAGGGAAACCCTGCGGTTTAACGAGACTGTAGCCAAGGTGGTCCAGATCGGTCCCCTGGCGTACAAGAGTCCCGACACTATGGAGCCGTGGCCCGAGGGCCCCTGGTGCAATGTCGGTGATCTGGTCCGAACCATCAAGTATGGCGGCGATCGTTTCGTGGTAAACCCTGAAGATGGTGGCGCACCGGTGGTGTTCATCACGATCCAGGCCAGGGAAGTCATCTCGCGCATTCGTAATTTCGAGTATGCGCAGCGGATGAAAGCCTTTGTAGATTAAGACTTTGAAAGAAAGTTATGCCCCAGGAAAACAAGGTTGAAAAGGACCTGCCCGTTAAGGAGCAGGAAGACGGCACCCTGTTGGTGGCCGTCGAGGCGGAGAATGATCCGTTTGCCGAAGATAAGCAGGACGACGACGATGTAGAAGAAAAGGCCGAAGGCGGCCAAGTCGATTCTGATGATGACGACGGCGACGGTGAGACTGAAGACGAGCGCGAACGAATCCGTGAAGCCCGCCGCGAAGAGCGCCGGCTGAAGAAGGATCTGGCAAAGCAGCGCGAGGCTTCGGCAAAGCACAAGATTAGCGCCCTGGAGCGGCGCAACGAGGAACTGGCACGACGACTGGCCGCGGTTGAATCGACGGCAACGTCGTACCAATTCGCTCAGGTTGACAAGGCACTCGAAGACGAGGCAACTCGTGTCGAATATGCCAAGATGAAGTTGCTTCAGGCGTCGCAAGAGGGCAACGCTGAAGCGCAAGTTGAGTTTCTTGACCAGTTGCAGGAAGCCAAGAATCGCCTCGCGCAGATTCAGGCCTACAAGAAGCAGCAGCTTGAGGTGGCAAAGCGGCCTCCGCAGAATGTGCCGAATCCGGCCGCTGAGACTGTCCGCGACAATGCTACTTCCTGGCTGTCACGAAACAAATGGTACGACCCCCAGGCGCGCGACACTGACAGTCGCATCGCCAAGGTGATTGACAACGAACTAGCCGCTGACGGTTGGGATCCTGCGGACCCGGAGTACTGGGACGAACTGGATAGCCGATTGTCAGCACGATTGCCCCATCGGTATGCGTCAAAGGGCGGCAATTCACGATCGAAGCCGAATACTACAGCTTCGAGCCGAACTGCCAACCCTTCGGGTAGGACCACGACGACTGTCTCCCTTAGCCGGGAGCGCGTCCAAGCGATCAAAGATGCCGGAGCGTGGGATGACCCCGCGAAACGGAACAAAATGATCCGAGCCTACACCGAGTATGACAAGCAACAGAAGCGGGGTTAATAGATGAACAGCAGAATTAAACGGGACCTGGATGATCGCCTGGAAGAGCGCGTTCAAGAGGTCCGGGATCGAAATACCGCTAACGCGGATGATGTGGCGCGAAAAGAAAGGCTTGATGCCTTTCGTGATAAGTGGCAGAACAGCGCCCTGCCGGATATTCCCCAGAACGCAATTCCGGGGTTTCATCTGTGTTGGTTGAGCACTACCAACCAATACGACAGCATCGACAAACGTCTCGCACTCGGTTATGAGCCAGTGAAAGCCGCCGAACTCGGTAAGGGCTTTGAAGCACTTGGCAAGATGAACTCAGGCAAGTTTGAAGGCTGTGTTTCATGTAACGAGATGGTTCTCTTCAAATTGCCAGAAGAAATCTATCAGGAAGTAATGCGCATGCTGCACCTTGAGGATCCCTTGGAGCATCAGCGCAATATCACGGCTGCGGTCCGAAGCAACTCGCAAGAGGGCAAAGGTGGTCGGTCTATCCTGGAGGGCGGTATTCTGGAAATGGAAAAAGAGGCCGCGAAGGCGAACTCAGGTGTTCGCTTCCGTTAATCCCTTCAATCTTCTTTCAAAGGAAACTTAAAATATGTCTACGACATACAAGCCCTTTGGTCTGAAGCCTGTTTACCACCCGAGTGGTTTGGACCGTGCCACGGCTTTCGTCGGCACCAACACCTACATCACTGGGACCACGTTTAGTGCCCCCTTCGGCATTATCGCGGGTCAGGCTTTTTACCAGTATCAGCCGGTGGCGATCAACGCTTCCGGTCAACTCGTGATCGCTGAAGCCGCAGCCGCCAGTGGCCGCGTGTATGGTGTGTTCGACGGTGTGGAGTTTACCGACTCCCAAGGTCGTCGCTCCGTCGCCAAGTGGGCCTCGTACGAAACGCTCGCCGCCTCCACCCAGATCGTTTTCTGGATCTGGACGGATCCGGTGATTGTGTACGAAGCACAGGCCAACGGCTCTGTGACGACGGCCAAGATGGGTTTCCAGTACAACTTCGACACGACCGCGGGTTACACGCCTGCTTCCGGCACCTCGATTGGTGTTGGCGGCGCGGGTTTCTCGACCATGGGTCTCGCAGCCGCTTCGCAGGCTTCGGGCGCTCAGGGCCAAGTGCGCGTTGTTGGCCTGGGCCGTGAAGTGGCCTATCCGACCGGCGAACTGAATGCTTGGGGTGATGCTAAAACCATCGTCCAGGTTCAGATCGCTAACCACCAGTTCGTCTACCCGACGGTTCTCATCTAATACGAAAGGAGTAGCATATGGCAGCCCCGATGCGCAGTACTGACTTTCGTGCGGTAGTCGAACCGATTATCAACGAAGTCTTTGATGGTGTCTACGAGCAGCGCGACGATGAATGGAAAGGATTCGTCGAGCAGATCCAAGGCATCCCCCGTAACTATCACGAAGAAGTGATGCTGTTTGGTATGAATGCCGCTCCGGCCATGCCTGACGGCACCCCGGTCTCTTATGACCAGGGCGGTACGTTGTACATCACCCGATTCATCTATCAAATCTATGGTCTGGCTTATGCCCTGACCAAGGTTCTGATGGAAGACGGTGATCACATCCGTATCGGCAGCACCTTCGCCAAGCACCTTGCTCAGTCCATGATTGAGACCAAGGAAACCCTGTGCGCCAACTTGCTGAACTTCGCGTTCACCCCCGGTTACGTGGGTGGCGACGGCGTGACGCTCGTTAACACGGCTCACCCCGTGGCTAACGGTCTGACGTACAGCAACCAACTGACGACTGCCGCCAACTTGTCGCAAACGTCCGTGGAGCAGATCCTGATCCAGATCCGCGGCGCGATCGACAACAACGGCAAGCGTATCCGTCTGCGTGCGGAGCAGTTGGTGGTGCCTCCTGCCCTGGAATTCCAGGCTGAGGTGATCCTGAAGTCGGTTCTGCGTAGCGGCACCGCCGACAACGATCTGAACCCGATCAAGTCTACTGGTATGCTGCCGAAGGGCACCCACGTGGTGACCCGTCTGTCGTCCAGTAAGGCATGGTGGGTGCAGACCGATGCGGAGAACGGTCTGATGCTCGTGATGCGTCGTCCTATGGAGAAATCTATGGAAGGGGACTTTGAGACTGACTCGATGCGCTACAAGGCCACCGAGCGGTACGCCACGGGCTGGCACGACGCCCGCAACATCTACGGCACCGCGGGCGTGTAACCACTCCCCACTGTAGAGCAAATAACCCCCCTGGAGTTAACAACCAGGGGGGTTTTTGTTTATACTGATACATATGGCACGAGATTTAGAGAACGCAAAACGGCTAAAGCATGAGTGGTACCTTCGCAACAAGGAGTTGACGAAGGAACGCGCCCGCGCTTGGCAAGAAGCAAACCCTGAACGCAAACAGGCGACTGTGGCAAAGTGGCGCGAGGAAAACCGCGATCGACATAATGCAATCAACCGCGATTGGTGGTCCAGAAATCAACCTAAACGAGCAAGCTATCAAAGGAAGCGCGAAGCCGCAAAGCTCATGCGCACGCCGGCGTGGCTGACTGACGACGATCTGTGGATGATGGAGCAGGCCTACGAACTGGCGGCACTGAGGACACAGATGTTTGGGTTCCCCTGGCACGTT